TGCAAAAATAGAGAAAGCCATAAAAGAAAAGTATGGCGACGATGCAATACAAAACCCTAAAAAACACTGGGACGAAGAAAAAGAAAAGAAATACCTAGAAGACTTAAAAGAATTTTATAAGAATGAAAAAAGTAAAAAACAAACCACAGAATTAGAGGGTTTTGTCGTCAGAGAGAAGAGAAAGCAAAATAAGGCTGAAAGAATATGTCCTATTTGTACTTCGTATTCTTTCTCTGCAAGTGACGACTTATATATGAATAAATTCGAATGCTGTTTTGATTGTTACATTCAACATGTGGAAGACCGAGAAGAAAGATGGAAAACTGGCTGGAGACCAAATAACTAACTATTTATTACTAGCAAGCTATTTATAGTAGAGGATTTTAAACAATGGCAACAACTTTAGAAATTATTAACTGTATCTCTCAGGTGGTATCTAATTCCCACGATGGCGCGTTAGATGAAAAGGGAGAACCTATTAAAATAGGCCTAAGAAGGGAAGAAGGGAACGCACTAGTAGATTCTAGGGTTATGGACGGCTTCGGCGCCCACGTTTCCGGAGACCGCCTTCACATCAAATATCACTCTGAAATACCTCTTAAGGAAGTTCATAACAACGATTTTGAAGGAGAAATGGAATCTATGATAGAAAAAGTAAAATCCTTTATCCAAAAGGAGTACAAAAAGATCAAAAAGAGCGCCCTTTCCTTATCGGACCCATCCGAAGTTGATGTATTTGTTGAATATATTTCCCGAATCCGCTGCAGCGTAAAGGTCCATAAGTGTTGGGTTATTGGCGGCGGAGAAGCAGAAGAAAATACACCGGAATCTGAAGAACAATTAGACTCAGCAACTCGCAAGTGGTTATCACTCGGCGGCCTTAAAAGCTGAGAGTTAAATGTCACTAAAATTAACTAAGCAAGAAGTAATGAAAGAAATAGTTCGGTGTGGAAAGAAGCCCGAATATTTTATAAATACTTATGCAAAAATTACTCACCCGATGAAAGGCTTGATACCTTTTCATTTGTACCCTTTTCAAAAAGACTTATTAGAAGATTTTGAAGACCATAGGTTTAATGTTATATTAAAGGCCAGGCAACTTGGGATTTCAACAATAAGTGCTGCATACGTTGCTTGGCTTATGATGTTTCATCGAGAAAAGAATGTTTTAGTTATAGCAACAAAGTTCAATACGGCAGCTAATTTAGTAAAGAAAGTTAAAGCTATTATTAAAAACTTACCAAAATGGCTAACAATTTCCAATGTAGAAATAGATAATAGAACCTCTTTTATCTTATCAAATGGTTCCCAAATTAAGGCATCTTCAACAAGCGGCGATGCAGGCCGATCTGAAGCTCTATCTTTGTTGGTGATTGACGAGGCCGCCCACGTCGAAGGTCTAGATGATTTGTGGATGGGTCTTTACCCTACGCTCTCCACCGGTGGTCGCTGTATAGCTTTGTCTACACCAAACGGTGTTGGGAATTGGTTTCATAAAGTATATACAGAATCAGAAAACATGTCGAATGATTTTCACCATACTAAGTTACCCTGGGACGTTCATCCCGACCGGGATCAAACTTGGTTTGAAAAAGAGACAAGAAATATGTCTCGCAGAGAAATCGCGCAAGAGTTAGAATGTAATTTTAATATGTCTGGTGAAACAGTCTTTGGACCAGAAAATATAGAAACATATTTTAACATGATAAAAGAACCAAAGTATAGAACTGGGTTTGATAGAAATCTGTGGATATGGGAAGAAAGAAATCCGCAAAATACATACCTCATTTCTGCCGATGTCGCCCGCGGGGACGGAAAAGACTATTCCGTTGCGCATGTTTTAAATTTAGAAACCATGGAAATTATAGCAGAATATCAAGGAAAAGTAACACCAGATATATTTTCACGCGTGTTGTTTGACTTGGGGCAAGAGTATGGTAATGGGCTTTTGGTTGTAGAGAACAATTCGGTTGGCTTTGCAGTTTTGGAAAAATTAAAGGAAATGAGATATCCAAATTTATATTTTTCAGTTAAATCAACTCATGAGTTTGTTGAAGAGTACAAAGCAGAACAAATGTCAAACGCAGTAGCTGGATTTACTACTACATCGAAAACAAGGCCTCTAATCGTGGCAAAGATGGAGGAATTCATAAGAAACAATCTAATTAAGATATATTCTTCCAGACTTTTATCTGAGATGAAGACGTTTATTTGGAACAATGGAAGACCAGAAGCTATGAGATCTTATAATGACGATCTGATAATGTCGTGCGCCGTCGGGTGTTGGGTTCGAGACACGGCCCTGTCCGCAAACAAGCTTCAGTCAGATTATAATAAAGCCTTTATTGGTGCAATAACTAAATCATCAAACGAATTAGACACCAGAATAAATGGTATGATAGGTATTAAGAACCTTAAGATGAAAGAGACAATGAATAAACACCAATCGGCCGTAACAGATTTTCCATGGCTATTTAAAGGGTAGGTATAAATAATGGCTGACAACAGCAAGAATAAGAAAAACACAAGAAATCCGCAAAGTTTGCTTTTCAGAAGGCTGACCAGGTTACTCTCGGGTCCTCTAACAAATTACAGAACTCAGACAAATCACAGACTAAGAAGAATAGATTTGGACAAGTTCTCATCCAAATTCACATCGGCTTCCGGAAGAGATTTTAAGAAAACTGCCTATAATCCTTACGATAACTTGCAAGCAAATGTTATGGCTAGCCAACAGAGAACAGAAAGGTATGTCGACTTTGACCAGATGGAATACACACCAGAAATAGCATCTGCACTAGATATTTATGCAGATGAAATGACAACATACTCAGCTTTAACTCCAATGCTTAAAGTTGTGTGCGAAAATGAAGAGATTCGAGCAATATTAGACTCTATGTACCACGATGTTCTTAACATTAATCACAATCTTTTTGCTTGGTGTAGAACGATGTGTAAATATGGTGATTTCTTTTTGTATTTAGATTTGGATGAAAAATTAGGAATCACCTCAGTTATCGGTCTTCCGACCCAAGAGGTAGAGAGGTTAGAAGGAGAGGATAAAACAAACCCAAATTATGTACAATACCAGTGGAACTCCGCCGGATTAACTTTTGAGAATTGGCAAGTAGGTCACTTTAGGGTCCTTGGCCAAGACAAATATAGTCCATATGGAACTTCAGTCCTAGAGCCGGCCCGTCGCATCTGGCGCCAACTAACATTACTTGAAGACGCGATGATGGCTTATCGCATAGTCCGATCACCAGAGAGGAGAGCTTTTTATGTTGATGTTGGAAATATAGCCCCTCAAGATGTAGAACAATATATGCAGAAAGTAATGACAACCATGAAGAGAAACCAAGTTGTTGATAGTTCTACTGGCCGAGTGGATCTGAGATACAATCCATTGTCCGTTGAAGAAGATTACTTCATTCCAGTCCGCGGCCAGACCACTGGAACGAAAATAGAGTCTGTACAAGGTGGACAATATACTGGAGACATTGATGACGTAAAATACTTAAGAGACAAACTATTTTCAGCATTAAAGGTCCCCGCGTCTTATATTTCATCGGATGGGGAAAATATTCAAGAAGATAAAACTACTTTGGCACAAAAAGATATTCGCTTTGCAAGAACTATTCAAAGGTTGCAAAGGTCGATTATAACAGAGTTAGAAAAGATCGGAATTATTCATTTATACACCATGGGTTATAGAGATGAGGATCTAGTTTCTTTTACTTGTCAATTAAATAATCCTTCTAAAATTGCAGAAATGCAAGAGCTTGAACATTGGAAATCTAAATTTGATATAGCATCTTCAGCAACTGAAGGTTTCTTTTCAAAGCAATGGCTGTCAAAAACACTGTTTGGCATGTCAGATGATGATTTCGTCAGAAATAGAAGAGAAATGTTCTATGATCGCAAGTTTGAGGCGGCCCTAGAAACCGCCGCAGAAGCCGAACAGGCTGAGGCCACTGCTGGCTTAGATGCTGGGGTTGATGATCTGGGACTAGAGGGTGGAGACGCCGGCGTTCCCGGCGGCGTAGGAACAGTCGGTGCAGAAGCAGATCTCAGAGCAGGAGAGCCAACCCCAGACGATACAGGCACAGAACCAGCAGAACCTACAGGTCCAGAAGAGGGTGATTTACTTGCCGCGCCCCCAGCCAAGAGAGATGACACGCCCGGAAAGGTGACCGATAAAAAGGGGAGAACAACCACAGATAAATCTCACGGATGGTATGAGCCCCGCAGCCTGAAAGCCGCCGGCGACCGTCGAAAAAGCTCTGGGCCAAGAAAAAAGAACATGAATAGAGCAGCCTCTCCGGAGGTGGGCTCAATCAGAAAAACTTTACCTGGATATGACGAACTTGCGGGTCTAGCCCGAGGAACAAGGGTATATGCAGAAGAAAATACTAATTATAAATTAGAAGAGCTGAAGTTGCTGCGCAACGAAAAAGAAATAAACAAT